CTTGATAGAATTGTGTTTAATAATTCACTTGGTCAGGTTTTGAAGAAACGAGTTCTCTACAAGTTGAAATCAGCTAAAGAAGGGAAAAGAGTTATATCTTTTAGTAATTCAAAAATAAAAGATGCTCTTATCAAGAAGAAAGCTGTTTCAATTGGTAAAGTTCGAGTTTTTCACTCAATACCAGTGGACAAGATAATCGCTGACTCAGCGTTGTTCGGAAATTTTAAAGAAAGTTTCCAAAGATTATACATAGATGCGAATCACGCTATAGGTGTGAATCCTCATTCGAAGAGCTGGGGTCTTATCTATGATAAAATCACTCAACATCCTAATTATTTTGATTGTGATTTTGAGAATTATGATAAACACTTGCATAAAGAGCTAATGCAAACTGTGTTTAATATCATAATAAAAACCATAGATGATGTAGCGCCTGACCAATGGCACGAAGCTAGAAAAGTTTTAGCTACTGAATCTATAGAAACTTTTGTAGTTGATTATGATACCATTTATAAGACGGAAAGAGGAAATAAAAGTGGTGAATTTTTAACAACAATAGTAAATTGTATTGCGAATGATATATTATCTTTTTATTCTTGGATTAAAACAACAGGAATTGATAGTATTGAAACTTTTAGAGATAATGTCGCTATAGTATCATTTGGAGATGATAAAATAGAATCCGTTTCGGATGAATTCGCAGAACAATACAATTATATGACCGTTAAAGAAGTGCTTACGAGGATAGGTCATAAAATTACTCCAGGATCAAAAGATGGGATTGAGCAACCGTTTACATCTATTGATAATCTCCAATTCATTAAAAGATCTTTTCATGAAATGAATGGTGAGATAACAGCTCCTTTGTTACAGAGGAGTATAGAATCTCCTTCACATGGACAGAACTGTCATCGACTGATTTGTTATTGTGGGAGGGAATAATTAAAGAAAAGCTATATGAAGCATACTTATGGGGAAAGGATTATTATGAGGATTTTCGTTCTAGACTATCCAATTGTAATTCTCAACCTTTGAGATTGTATATAGCACCAATAGTAGCAGTGTCTTACGAGCAATGTGATTATTGGAAGAATTGTTTCAAATATGAGTAGTTTACAAGAAGAAGTATTTGAGGGTAACACCACTCTCTGGGATGTTTTGAATGCTCAAGGAATTCCAGAGTTAGCCGAGGAAACTCGTCGGTTAAAGAACCAATTAGATACTCTAGCGGTTACTGTTCAGAATTATCAGAATAATACCAATGCGGAAATAGTTCGTCTCACAACGACTGTTAACGAGTTGGACAATAAAACTGAGTCTTTAATTCTGGATATTAATTCTTTAAAGAGTTCTAATTTAAGTTTACAAACTAGTGTTGATAGTTTAAACTTAAGTGTGGAAACACTAAACTCTGAAGTTGGAAGCTTCAATGGCTTAATACAACAAATATCAACGTTGTACAGTACGCTTAGTTCTGAAGTTACTAGTTTGAGAAATCAAGTTAATAATTTGGAACGCTTTAGTGGTGGTATTGTTCGATATGGTGTTCAGTATAATGTTATTGAATGGCCTAGACAGGGTGGAACATTTCAAGCTTATGAATTGAATGTTACTGGATCGGGAGATTTCGTTCCGATTAATAGGATAGTATCAACTTTACGTCAGGGTGATACTTTACGACGATCTTGTGTATTTGGGATCGCCAATCCTAACGTAAACCCTGATGTTAATGGAGCTATTGCGCCACTTCTCGAAGGTGAAGCAGAAGCTGATTGGGGTCAAGGCATACGCCTTATCTATATCACAAGGAAACAATGAGCAATAAAAGTCAAGCTATCGTTGTAAGAGATATGATCCATTGTATACGCGATGGTCTATCAGAACTGGAAGAAGATCCAGTATTTGAGGGAGCTGATGTCGAAATAGGCGCAGTAATCTCTGAAGTAGGTAAAGTTATTAAGAAAACATTACCTGCTTACTCCAAACCAATGGATGTTTATCCTTTAAGAAAAAGAAGGAAATATAAACTTCCAGGTCATGTGTTTGGAAAAGCTCATCTTGGTGATGCATTTTCAGCTTTTATACCAATACTTTTCAAAGCTCCGGCTGTGGGAAGTAGAATTATATTAAACCCGAAAGTGACTCATCAACAGAGAGAGTTCATGTCGTTATATAAGTTTGTGCAAGCAGACGCGACATGGTTCATTGTGACACCATCTCCTTTGGGAACTGGTATCATGTTGAGAGCTTATGCTCCAGAATTTGATCTAACCACTGAGACTAGAGGAGTGAGGTGGAGACCTGCTAGCGCAAGGCCTATTGGATTAGATTTACCATGGAGTAATGATCTTTCAGTGATACCACTTGACAAAGGTAGAGCTGGTCAGAGTGGATTATCGCTTGTAATTGAGACCGTAGAAGATAATACCTTAACAGAGGTTGGTACGCCCCTGGATATGGTAGC